AAGATTTGCTGGACAAGATTGAGCGAGACAAAGAGGCTCGTGAAAAACGCGATAAGCAGTATGAGGAAGGTATCAGACGTACTGGTTTAGGCGATGACGCGCCTGGTGGCGCACAGTTCACAGGCGCAAACAAGGTAGTACATCCTATGCTGGTTGAGGCATGCGTGGATTTCTCTGCTCGCGTGATGAAAGAGATTTTTCCTCCGAACGGTCCAGTCAAAACCAAGATATTTGGTACGCACGACAAGGAAAAAACCGAAAAAGCCCAGCGTAAAGCTGACTTTATGAACTGGCAAACCACTGAACAAATGACTGAGTTCAGAGGCGAATTAGAGCAGTTATCAACTCAGTTGCCACTAGGTGGTGGTCAATACCTTAAGCTTATGTGGAACGCTCAGTACAAGCGACCACAGAGCGAATTTATTGCTATTGATGACATCTACCTGCCATTTGCCGCAACAAATTTTTACACAGCAGAGCGCAAGACACACGTTCAGTACATAACAAAGATGGAATATTACCGCAGAGTTAAAGCGGGCATGTACATCGATGTAGATTTAGGCGCGGCTGGTGATCCAGAATTTAGTAAATCAAGTATCGCAAATGACAAGATCGAAGGCAGAAAAGAAACATCGTACAACGAAGACGGTTTGCGAACAGTATTTGAGATTTATACGCACCTTGATTTTGGTGACGGCGTAGAGCCTTATATTATCAGCATTGATAAATCGACAGGTGATGGTCTGGCTTTGTACCGTAACTGGGAGCCTGAAGACGAAAACAGAAAAGAGCTGGATTGGATTGTCGAGTTTCCATTTGTGCCTTGGCGTGGAGCATATCCGATTGGTCTGACACACATGATCGGTGGGTTGTCTGGCGCGGCCACTGGCGCATTAAGAGCATTGTTAGACTCAGCGCACATTCAGAACATTCCTACCATGTTAAAGCTTAAAGGTGGCCCTAACGGCCAGACCTTAAACTTGCAACCAACTGAGATTGCTGAGATCGATGGCGGTGCTTTGGTGGATGACATCCGCAAGTTGGCTATGCAAATTCCTTTTCAAGGCCCAAGCCCTACACTGTTCTCTTTATTGGGTTTCTTGGTAGAAGCAGGTAAAGGTGTTATCCAGACATCATTTGAAAAACTGTCAGATCAAAACCCAAATATGCCTGTTGGCACTACGATGGCGTTGATCGAGCAGGGCATGGTGGTGTTCAGCTCTATTCATTCAAGATTGCATAGCTCTATGGAGCGGTGCTTTAAAATATTGCACCGCATCAACTCTGCTTATTTGACAGTAGAAGATCTGCAAGCGCAAGAAAATGGCATCGAAATTGACCCGTCAGATTTTGACGGTCCAATGGACATTGTGCCAGTATCCGATCCTGCTATCTTTAGCGAAACTCAGCGTTTTGCTCAAATGCAAGCAATCATTCAGCGTTCGCAAGTTTTGCCGCAAATGTATGATCAGCGCAAAGTCGAGGAAATGTTTCTGCAGACAATGAAGCTTGAGCCTGATGATTTGCTGCAACCATTGCCAGGCAAGCAGGACATGGATCCAGTGTCAGAGAATGTCGCAGCATCAATGGGAAGACCGATCTATGTGCTTCCAAAGCAAGATCACTTAGGTCATTTGATGACGCACATGGCATTTACCAAATCACCTGTATTTGGTCGTAGCCCAGTCATTATTCAAAACTTCCTGTACCCAATGGCGTTACATTTGCGAGATCATTTGCTTAATTACTACCTGACCGAAGCGCACACAGCAGTTGATAGTGCTGAAAAACAAGGCGTAATCTCTGATGAAGCAAGCCAGCAAGTACAGATTATCCTGAAGGTTCAGCAATTCATTGAGCAACAGTTAGGTGGTTTCTCTCAAGAGCTTAACCAAATTAATCAGCAAGCACAGCAGTACAAACCACAACCACAATTGCCACCTGATAACTCATTGCAAGTCGCACAAATTAACGCACAGATTCAGCAGTCTGCATTGCAACAAAGAGCGCAAACTGATCAAGCCAAAATTCAATTGGATCAACAAAAACTGCAAGCTCAGTCTCAAATTGATCAAGCTAAAATGCAAATGGCTAACCAAGAGCAGCAATTTGAAGTACAACGCGAAATGCAACGTGAACAAGCTGATAATCAACGTACAGCAGAAACAAATGCATCACGCGAACGCATGAACATGCAAGACAATGAAACAGCTATGCGATTGGCGCAGGCTGAGATATTGGCAAATGAAAAGTTTAATGTGTCAACAGGCACAGGCATTAATCCAAACCCATAGGAGATTGACATGAAAGATACTAAAGGCAAAGAAGTACCTTTAAACAGCGCAGCAGTTAAACAACATCACCGCATGGCCGCTGGCTTGCCAGTTGATGGTCAAAAACAAGCTAAACAGCCACAAGATCGCAAAACTCCTGCATGAATATAGAATCAAGATTGCTTGACCGACTCAAGGCTGCGCAACAAGCGTATGCCATTGATGCGCTCAAGCGTCCTGTTAACCGTGATGCCTTTGAGTACGGGTATCGCGTTGGCATGATTGCGGGCTATGAATCTGCCATCGATGTACTCCTAACTTTAATAGACGAGGATAAGTATCGTGACAACGACTTATGAGGACGCATTAAAAGAGGCGTTTCCTGCTGTAGAAGCTGGTATCGTGCCTTTTGGTAGCCGTGTTCTGGTTCAAATTCGTACACCTAAAACCACTACTGCTGGCGGTATCATTTTAAGCACTGATACCAAAGATACCGAGAAATGGAATACGCAAGTAGCTAAAGTCATTTCGATTGGACCTGTAGCATTTAAGAATCGCACTACTCTTGAAGATTGGCCTGAAGGCGATTGGTGCAAAGAGGGTGATTTTGTAAGGGTTGCCAAGTACGGTGGTGATAGATGGGAGATTCCATTATCCAATGGCGAATCGGCAATGTTTGTGATATTCAATGATTTAGACATTATCGGAAAAGTTACAACCGATCCGCTAAAAGTTAAAGCATTCATCTGATAGGAGATGACGATGGCAGAGCAATTGATAGAAGACGATGATTTAGATAACAATCAAGAAGAAGAACTACTTATTGTTACAGATGATCAAGAAGATGATCAAGAAGACGAGCGAGTTGCTAGGGATGATCAAGACTATGAGCGTGAAGCAATTCGTGAGCGTAGACGCAAGGAAAAAGCAGAGCGCAAAGAACGCAAAGAGACTGCGATTAAACGCGATAAAGTTGAACTGGATTTCTTGCGTAAACGCAATGATGATCTTGAGCGCAGATTAACTGCTCAAGAAGAAAGAGCATTTAAAACAGATCTAGGCACAATTAATTCAGCTATTCAAAATGCGGCTCGTGAAGCGAAGATGGCTGAACAAGTTATTGCTAAAGCTATTGAAGCTGGAAATGGTGACGATGTTACCAAGGCAATGCGCTTTAGAGATGAAGCATTTGCTAAGGTTCAACAATTAGCGCAATACAAACAGCAAGTCGAGAGGATTCCTGTTCAGCAGAAGCCTGCGGTTGATGACATGACTTTGCATTACGCAAAGGAGTTCATGGAGGAGAATCCTTGGTATGACGTTCAAGGTCGTGACGAAGATTCGGCTGTTGTGCTGGCTATTGACCAAACTCTTTCACGCGAAGGTTATAATTCACAAACCGAAGAATATTGGGACGAGTTGCGTCACCGCATTAAACGCAAATTGCCTGATCGTTTTGGGACAAAACCAGCCAGATCACCAAGAGGTGGTCCAGCGGTAGGTTCATCACGCGAACACGCGCCAGCATCTACTCGCAAAGAAATCTACATTTCTCCAGAGCGCAAACAAGCATTAATTGAGGCTGGTGTATGGGATGATCCTGTACTGCGTAAAAGGTATGTAAATCGCTATGCTGAGTACGATAAGAAGCATAGAGACTAACCTGCACAAAACATTTGTGTTTGCAAGTATTTTTTAGTATATAATTTCAAGCAATCGCTGAAAGGAGCGAGTATGACAGACGAACGTATTTCAAGAAAACCTAGAAAGCCAGCAGGCGAAAACCGAACCAGTCGTGCGATGGAAGATCGTGCAGTTGTAGAGAATCGGGAAGTAACAGATGATGAGCGTGTTGAAATGTTCCGTCAGCAATTTTTTAATTCGTCTTTACCTGATTTGCCGAATATACCCGGCTGGCACACCTGCTGGCTGACAACGACAAATCCTAGAGATTCCATCCACATGCGTATGCGTTTGGGTTATGAAGCAGTGAAGCCTGAAGACGTTCCGGGCTGGGAATATGCGACACTCAAAACAGGCGATTGGGCTGGTTTTATCGGGGTAAACGAAATGTTGGCATTTAAGCTACCAAATTCACTGTACTTCAAGTACATGAAAGAGGCGCACCATGATGCTC